GTGTGCGCGCGGGACCAGGACCATAGATCGCAGGCCCTCCATTGCGCCCGCTGCTTCCGGGTTTTTCCATCGTGGCGTTGTCGGGATTTCCGCGATAGGTGAGCTGGCGCGCCCCATCGCCCCCATCGCCGCCGTGCCCGTCGATGTAGGCCCCCGTGGTGTACAGGTTGATCGTGCTTCCGGAATCGAAGCCGCGCAGATCCAGCGCAGGCGTTGCGGCATTGCTTGCGTAGATGCGAAGGCCGGGAGGTACGGTCAGATTCACCGTCACGATGCCCGCAGGGCTGCCCAGCAGGTGGTAGAGGTTCAAGTCGCAGGCATCGTGCGTGAGGGTAACATCGAACGTCGTCGCGCCCGAGGCGGGCGAGACGTTCCGCATGGCAAGAGCCACCCATGTATTGCTGCTTTCCTCGTAGGTCAGCCGGTAGACATCAACGGCGCCGGCTGATGAGGAAAGCGTTGGACTTGACCCTACGGCGAATCTGACGTTCACAGGCCAGGTGATGGTGCGGTTGCCGCCCGCGTCCTGCTTGAACCAGATCTCGATCGTCTGGCCATCAGTGGGATCGGTCAGCGACAGGGATCGGTTGCCCCCCAGCGTCACCCGGAATCGGTTCGACTCCTTGCAGTTGACCGTAATGGTGGTGTCATCGACCAGCGTGACAAAGGCGGCCGCGAATCCAGCCTCGTGATGATTGAATGCGTCGATGCGGGCGTACTTATTCGCATCCACCCCTCCGAGTTTGTTCGCATCCTCGGCCAAGGCGACCGACCCGCCCACCGCCGCCGCCTCTACGGCGTACACCTCATTGCCGTCGCAGAACAGGTACTGCCTGGCGCCGTTCGGAATTGCTACACCCGTCCCGCTGGCCGTCTTCATCGTCATCGTCTGGCCAGTACTGTTGACGACGATATACGGCTTGCTGAGCGCCGGCACGATGATATTGCGCGGACCATCCGGAGCGCCGATCAGGTTCAGGATCGCCATGCGGGCCTGATCGTTGGCGCCATTGGCCACGCTCAGTGTCACATCGGATGCGGCCACCGTGATCGTCGCCATGCCCGCAATCGCATCCTCGATGAGTTGCAAGCCTGCCGCGTTGAGCAGCGCGCCCCAGGTGTCCTCGTTGGCTCCTGTTTGCTGGAGCCTTAATCGAAGTAGCTGACTGTATGTGTCGGCCATATCACTTCACCGTTTCTGCAGCAGGTTTGACCGGATTGTAATCCCCGGCCCGGATCAGGTTCCTCAGTTCAGCGCGCGCAATAGGCAGAATCTCGTTGTGGTACTTGTTGATGTAGTCCGCGTAGCGGTCATCTGCTTTCAGGAAGTGCTCCGCCTCCGCCAGGCAAGCCGCGAACAGCGCATCCGGAACCGAGCGCGCAAGCCAGTTCGTGGCATCCGGATTATCCTGGCTGAGTGAGTCCGTAGGGCGGCGAACGTAGCGGCAGATCACTCCATAATTGGAGTCCGATGTTGGAACCACCTCCCATTGCGTATCGTTCAGCTCGTTGAAGTAGCGAGGTCTGCCCTGGATAAGCGGATCAGGCGCAAACTCATGGCAGAAATCCCATGAACGCATCTCCAAAGGGTAGCTGCGCGTTTCCTGTACATCCTCGGCCTCCTCAAGAAGAAAGCCCCCGCTTCCATCCTCAAGACCAAGAATCTCATCATCCTCTGTCAGCAGATAGAAGGTCTCGGGTCCAATCCGTAGCGAGCGAGTTGCAATCCAGTTGGACGGCTTTTGGACAATCCGCTCCCCTTGGGTCAAAGCAAGCGTGATTACATGGTCGAAAATATCAAGGTTCAGATCCCGCACAAGCCTCAGCTCGCCCAGCCCGATGATCCGGTCAAGGTTGTCCAGATACTGTTGGCTCGCGTCCGCTGGCCAAGCCTGCAAGGCGGCCCTCAATGTGTTCCATGTCCAAGCTAGAGTTGGCATCTGACCTCACCCCATCATGGATAGGTTTTGAACTTGGCGGCCAGATCAACCGGATTGAGAAGCAGAATCGGCCGCGCGACCCTGGTATGCGCCCTCGCATTCGGGTTCGTTCCATCAAACAGATAGCACGCTCTCAGGATGAACCACTTATCCACGACGCCCAAAGTGCTAACGCGAACCGGAATCTCGGCTACCAGCTCTCCGTGCTTGTCCTCGTTGAAATCAAATGTGCTGTATATGCGAAGATACGCTTCCACATATATGACATTGCCCTCACCGGGCATCCCGAAGATCCTTCCGCTCAAAGTCCAGTCGTATATCCCTCCGGGGTCAAGGGTCAGAACAGGCACATCCTCTCCTTCGTGAACCGCTCCCTCAAGAGGCGAGAAATTATCCGGAGGGGTCTCCTCATCCCCAAACCTGAACCCGAAGTACAAATCAACGGGATTCTCCTCGTTGGAGTTATCGAAGTACCCCGCGGCCTCAATTTCGATGATGCGTGCGTGCAACCCAATGGCAGGGAGGTTCATCTCAAACAACTTATCTCCCTGCTCGTTGCCTCCCTCGTCAAACACAGGGGTTCCGAAAATCACATTCGCATCAGAGGCCAGTGCCTCGATTCCGACATTGACCATGTACGTATGGCCTTCCTGGAAGGAGAAATCTCCGATCCATTCCAGACCTGCCTCTGAGTCATCCCAAACCCAACCGTAATACGCCTGCCCTGCCTCATCGGAGAAAGTAAATGCTTGACGCCCCGGCAAAACCCGCAAGGTGCCGTCTTGGTCAAGAAAGGACAGTTCAGAAAACCAGCGATCGCCGGTCGAACCGAACACATCAAGCGTGTCGGCGTTCACGAAGAAAATAATCGCCTGTGCCGGGCCGTCGATATCCACCTCCAGTCTGGATAGCTCCGTGACTTCTCCCGGGATTCCGACCGACTCCAGAAGCTCACCTACAGGGTCAATGGTGTTGAAACCGGAGTAATCCCCGCCATCAGAAAGTCCAGCGGTAAATTTAAAGTACACCCCATTGCCGGCGCCACCGCTATCGCCCCCATCTCCGATGTAACTGGCGATCTGATCCAGCGTCGTGCGCTGGCTCTTGCCATCACGGGCCAACGCGAACAACTCTTCGCCAGTCAATTCACCGGCGTCTGGCAACTGCGAGAATTTCTTATCCGCCATGATTCTTCACTCCACGGAAACTGAAATAATGTCTGACGGCGCCGAATCGCCCGCCTTCACGGATCGCGCGACCAGGTAATAGTGATAGGTGCTGCCCGTGCTCACATCGGTGTCGATATAGGCGTTATCGCTCGTGATCGCGCCCAGGAAGTCGCGCTCAATCTCGATGGTGGCGATCAGTTCAGGCTCGCCGTCATTGACCGCGCGGTAGAGCAGATAGGCCACGATCAGCGAGACCGGGTTCGTGGATTCGGTCCACGTTAAGGAGACTGACGGACCTGTGCCCGCCTGCCCGAAGAGCACGGGCTTTGACGGCGCTGGAAGGTTCTGCGGAGAGGGCCGATATAGTGCGACCGGATCTTCAATCTTGGGCAACTCCTCCTGCGGATGCTTGCCCTCCCACCAGTCCGGGAGTACGCGCAAGTTGGGATAGCGCCCGTCGAAGATCAGATCCTTGAGCAAGGCCCGCGCGCCGCTGCGTGCGCATTCTCCCCATGCCTTACGTCCTGGTGCGTATCGGTTGCCGGTGCCCATCGCCTACCTCCTCGACCGGCGCGGTTCATAGGCCGCATACAGGTGCAGATCGCCGCGCTCGCGGTCCTCCTGCCGCATCATTTCCAGGCAGCCGCCGATGCGATTCGGGTCTGGCCCGCGGTAGTACACCTCCAGCATGCGCGCGCGCTCAGGCGCGTACTTCACCGCCAAGCGCCACGCGAGACCAGACACGCATGCTTCGAACGCATGGGCGGGCATCTGGAGTGTGTTGGCCATCTCTCCAACGTCCTGCATCTGGCGGAAGTAGTCATACACGATGACATCCGTGTCGTTCTCGGAGGCTTGCCAGATATAGACCGTGCGCGCTGCCGAACCCCGGTCCACAAAGAACCGATCCGGCCGGCCCTGCCGATCTTTGTCTGCAATGATGAGGTAGTCGCTGCGCGAGATCGGATACATCTCCGTATCCGTATCGCCACGGCGCAGAACCGCCTGCAGGATGTCGAGCCCGCCGGCCGGAAGGGTGAAAGTCTTTTGTCCTGAAGTGAGCGTCTGCATGGCCTGCGCAATCTGCCACTGACGCACGCCAATGGTGGACCACTCGGAGTTGAGCATGAACTTCAGCGACCGCAGAGCAGAGCGAGCATGCGATGCGCCAATCGCGGCAGGGTCCACGCCCGCCCGCTCGAAGGCTTCCTCGAAGATTTCCGCAATATCCGGAGCAAAGGTCCAAGTGCCTGTCGTCGTCATGGCTGCATCACCCGCTTACACTCGATCCAGACACGCCAGGGAGCGCCGTACCTCCAGAAACGCCTCCGCCCGACACACCCGCTCCACTCACACCAACAACGCCAACCAGGCTGCTGTCGATGACGCGCGGCCGGTAACCGATAAGCGACAAAGCGCCCGTCTGCGGGATGCGCGTGAAGTTGCCCTTCTCCTCGACGAGCGGCGCGTATCCGGTCAGCGCAAGGTCGCCCATCAACGGAGTGCGATAGCCAGGGATGGACACATCCGCGATCTGACCGGCAATGGCCAGCGATCCGGTCAGCGGCTGGATGACCTGATCATCGCGCAGCACGGGAGCACTCCCCGTCAATGCGATCGCGCCTGTATCTGGAATGATGAAGATTCCCTGGCGCATCACTGGCGCGCTGCCGGTGAGTGTCATGGCAACCGTTCCGGGCGCGAGAACGTGCATCTGCCGAACGAACGGCGCGTAGCCCGTCAGCGCCAGTTCGGCGGTCCCCGGAGCATTCGTCTGCGCGATCTGCGCCTCATAGCCCGTGATAGCCAGTGCACCCGTCTCAGGCTGGATGCTGACGCCGACGCCGAGTTTGATGAGCGGCGCAAAGCCCTCGATCGAAAGTTCCGCGGTCCGGGGCGCCGGAACGCCAAGCGTAAGGTCGGGGGACAGTCCGTTGATCGTCAGCGCCCCCGTTTGCGGCTGGATGAACCTCGATTCCTTTACCAGTGGCGCATCGCCCGCGATCGCCAGCGCCGCCGTATCCGGCCTCAGCGCCCCGTGGATCGCAAGCGTCGGCGCATAGCCTGTGATCGTCAGCGAGGCGCCCTGTGGCTCCAGCGTGCCGATTTCCAGCACCGCTGATGAATAGCCTTCAAGCGCCAATGCGCCGGTCTGCGGGCGGATCGTGAACGCCTGGCGAAGCTGCGGCGCGGATCCATCCAGCACAAGGCTTGCGGCCTCTGGCTCAAGCTCCACGGGCTCATCAGGCTCTTCCTCTTGAAGATCCTCAACAATCAGGTCATCAAAAATGATGTTTCCGTTATAGAATCCGCCGATACCGACATAACCGGGGCCTAGAATCTTGTCCGAGCTGGTGTCCGTGTGCGGCGTGCCTACTGGCGTATCATTAATCAGAGGTGTGATGACGGGGTTTCCGTTAACAGTCTCTATCTGTACGCCTATCTTATCGCTGTCGCCGTGCGCGGCCTGCCAACTCGCAAGCTCCTCATATTCGCCATCTACAATTCGCCCGAGTTCGATGTCAATATTGTTGGTGAAGTCTACGGTATAGCACGTATGTGAGCCGCCGGTGCCTGTATCCCGAACATTCAGGCAGCAGTTGGCCGACCCAACAAAAATCTTGGTAATTGAGATCCTTACATTCGTGACCGCAGTATGCGCGTTGCTGTTCGTGCGCAGATCATTGCGCTTGGTCCCATTGTTGAACAGCACCAGGCGATTGTTTATGACCTCCGCAGCATCACCGGCCCTGTGATCGTAGTTACTACCTACGTCGCCGTTGGCTCTGTTGAAGTTGTCCTGAAAGATGACAGTCATTGCTCAATGGCCCCGACATCCACTGCGCCGGACCTGATTCCGCGCAGGTAATCCAGCTCGAAGCCCGATAGGAGTATCGCGTTGCCTAGCGCATTTCCCGTTGGAAAGAGGAACGAACTTGAACTCGTGCTTGTTGAGACGAAGACTGTGGACGCCGTACCACTCAGCGCGCCGCTCCCGCAGCTCGATCCGGACTCGCAAAGATTGTCATTGGTGCTGAGTCCGCTTCCCCGGTTGATTGGGTTGAGCCCGGCCCTTGCCGGGGCAAGGATGATGTTGTTACGAACATCACCGTTACATCCGTCAGTCCAGCAACTGATCGCATGGCTGTTAAGCGTCGGATTGCTCTTGTTTGCATAATTCCATATGGTGTTGTGATACACCTTGACATCCGAATCGCTGCTTACACCCTGAAAGATAAGTACGGCACCACCGCCCAAATTCCAGAAAAGATTATTACTGACCACCACGCCAGTGGTTTCTCCGTTGCAGGCATCGGCAATCTGAACGGCGCCGGAAATGCCCATGCCGCAGCTATTGCAGTAGCCGACGTTGTAGAAGACGTTGCCGTCAATGATAAAGCCACTGGAGTTGGCCCGAGGTTCAATCTGGATGCCTCGCCCGTCGATGTCACGGAAGATCGAGTTACGAAACTCAAGGTTCGTATGGCCATTCGAGCCGCCGGGGCAACTGGATCCTCCGCCGGTATACACCCCATAGTAACGGTTGGCGTTGTAGATCTCGGAATTGACAAAGCGAAAGCCAGATGCGCTCGCGCCCGTGGCCACTCCCAGGGCAGGACCAGAGGAATTGTTCGCGTCAATGCGCACGCGACGCAAGGTAATATTGTTGCTGTTGACTACAAGCGTATAGCCATTCTGATTCGTGGTGCAGCCGCTTCCCACGAAGCGAATGAGCATGTCCGGCCCGCCATCGAAAATGACATGCTCAACACCTGACGCCGTAATGCGGTTCGCGTTCGAAATCTGACAGCCATTAGCGGCCGTCAGCACCGTGGGAGTGGAGTCGTTCGGCCACGGCTTGATAACTACAGGAACATCGCTTGTTCCAGCGAAGGAACAAGTGGTGAGATCAATGCGGCCATTCCCTTTGACGTAGACGTAGGTTCCGCCCGTAGTGGTCTTGCCGCAGAGGTCGGAGAAGGAATCACATGGACTGGCCGAAGAACAAGTGCTTCCAGAACCGTTGCTCAGGTCGATCCAGTATTTGTTCGCGGCCCCATCCTCGCTGGGCAAGCTAAGCGGATAGTACGCAGGCTTTGTGTAACCCGAATCGTCCAGCCAGTTGACAACCTCATCATCCGGTTCTTCCGGTTCAATGTCATCATTGATGATCTTCCCGGTAATCCGGATCTCAGCCCACGCGGCGGCAACCGCTAGAGCGAATAGCCCTGCAAGGATTTGTCGCAGCATAGCTCAAACTCCATGAAGTCGAAGGTTCCTACATAGATCCGAACCCGGTGCTTTCCTGGCGGGTAATTGCGGCAATCGACATCTATGGTCACGCCATCATTGAAACTCGCCATGTCCTTGTCCTGGGCCTGTGGCACACAGGCCGTCAGCAGAACTGAAAGCAGCACCAGATATCGCATGCTCACACCTGCCTGAAGTTGGACAACACCAGATCGAACAGCTCATCGGGCTCAACTTCCGTATCCCCGATGATCGGCACGTTGATGACGACCTCGGTCTCCCCTCGCGGAAGCTTCGCGGTTCCGCTCACGGCCTCGTAATCCACCCCTGCCTCCGCTGCGTCTTCACCTTCCCGATCCTGTGTCTCATAATCGAAGTACACGTCGTGATCGAACGCACGGGAGGATTGGATGATAAAGGGCATGTTCCGTATGCCCTCGTCACCCTCCTCAATTTCCGGCGGCGTCCCGCTGAAGTGCGACTCCAGGAACGGGGGGATCAGCGACGCCTGAAAGACGACATTGCCGGCCATCAGGTCAACGTGAATACGCCAGTGCTCGCAGGGGCGATGGTCAGCGTATTGCCAGCCGCGATCGTGAACTCCGAACTCGACAGCGTGCAGTAGCAGAGCGCGTATCCGCCGCCCGCACTCAGCGAGTTACGCAGCAGGGCGTATTTGATGTCGTTCAGCGCAGAACCCGAGGCCGTGAAGATGATGCCAGATGAGGCATAGCTGAACCGCATCTGCTTCGCACTGGCGCCCGCCGTCCAACTCACCGAAGGCAGCGTCCGGCCAAGCGCGGCGTATCCGCCGCGCGCGGAAATCTCCGCAGGAACAGACGGGCTCCCCTCCAGCGCCGACAGATTGGCCAATTCGGCGGATGCCGAAGCCCTGTGAAGCTGCATGCGGATTACCCCGAGCAGCGAGATGTTGCCCGCACCAATGTGCTTCTTGGCCCGAGCATAAACTTTCCAAGTACCAGCAGCCATTTTCTTACTCCCCCCGCATCAGCGGATCAAACAAACACTTCATTTTCCGCAATCTTCGCGCTCTCCTTGAGGATGTGCGCGATCATGCCGTCACCATAGACCTCAAGATCAAAGAGGTCGCCGAACGTCTGGACGAGCGCCTTGAACTCCTCGGCTTGAGAAATCATCCACGGGTGGCAACGGAAAACTCGTCCAAATACTTCCGTCTCGACCACAGGAGCGCCGTCGTTCTCTTTCTGCTCGTAGGCGTGATGTGCGTCGCGCATGAGGCAAGAATCCCATCCATAGATATGGAACTTCCGGAACCCCAGCATCCTCAGCAGGAGCAGCCCCCTGAGTATCACAGTTGAGCCAGACAGGATCATGTACGCAGGACGATCGAGCTCCTTCAATGTTTTGCGCGTCACTTCCATATTGGCGTGCCACAAGTAGGTTCTATCCTGTGGGAGTCCTTCCAGCACCTTCGGATCGACCTGGCTCGCAATCAGATATTTGGTGTCCGGCATCACGGGTTTCGTGAACCGGGCATTGAATTCGCGTCCATCTACGACGATCTGCGCGGAGACCTTCAGTCCCCGATCAAGCGCCCACTTGTAGGTGCCGTTGACCGTGACGAGCTTCGCGCCCTCCTCCCTCCTCCGGCGGATGTCATCCTCGAAGTCATTGAGCGAAGGACCGCCGGCCAGCAGGATGATCTCCAGGTCATTGGTGCCATGCGGAGTGAGTTCCTGCCATCCGGCCGCCATGTTCGTGCGGATGTTCTCGGCGAGCTTATCTTCCGGAGTGTTGAGCACCCCATGCCTGACGACATCCTTCGCCGTCGCCCAGCCGGTCACATAGAACGAGCACTGCTCGCCCTCATCCTTGGACCAATGCACCACTGCACCGAGTGACTGAAGCTTCTCCAGCCACCAGGCATGATCGTGGATCGACAGGTGCAGGGGCTTGTCGATCATCTTCCCGCAAGCGTCCTCGGTGCAGGAAATCTGGAAGAACACATGGCGGGCAGCCTTGAGGATGTTGATCAACACCTGATCGACCTGCTCAGGCGGAATATGCTCCATCACATCCACGCAAAAGCCATAGTTCGCGCGGATGGGTGAGGGCTTGGTCAGGTCATGGAGCGTGAAGCGCAACACTTCGGACTGCGTTTCGAGCGCCTGCTTTACTTCCGGATCCAGGCAGTTTTCGGCAAAGTCCAGCATCTCGACCTGGACCTTGCCCATGATGGCGAGCATCAGGGCACCCCGGCCCGTACCGGCGCCGAAGTCGATCACGACGGAGCCGGGTTTCGGCTGCGCGATCTCGACAAAGCGAATGGCGGCATGCTCGCCCGGTGCGATGGCCCGGTACTCGGGGTACTTCCACATCTGCTCGTACTTGGCCCGCTCCTCGTTCATCGGGGCTTGGGGTAAGTGTCCCGTGCGATTGACAGGCTCAAGCTGCATCGAAGGCGCAGACGCCTTCGGCTGACGCGCCTCAAGCTCGCGCCGGGTTTCTTCGATGCTGCGGACCTTTACGATCGGAGCCGAACCAGCAATGCCTGCTTCGCCTGTCGTCATACCTCACCCAGACTGATGAACACTGAACAGAACCGATCCAGGGCCAGCAGTGACCCGGATGCGGATCGCCGAAACCGCAAACGCATAGTGGCCGTCCACGTTGGTGGACTCATCCTCAATGCTCGCGTGGGAGAACCAGTTGCCCGAACCCTCGTTCCACTCACGGTCCTGCACGTCATCGAAGGTGTGCTCGACGGTGAAGGTGGGCGTGCCGCTCACCACCGTGCAACCAATCCCGACGTTGAAGGGATTGCGGTAGCGATCCAGTGGAATCGGCGCAGATACCGCTTCAACGCCCCAGCCGGCCTCCACATTGGTGCCTACGGCCCCATCGGCGGAAATGGAACTGACCTCGGCGAAAACCTTCTTAGTCGCAACGGTGGTGCTATTGGGGCCGGCCAGCGTTTCGCTGATGGGTGTGCCGGCACGGTTCTTTCCCGTGATCGTAAAGTTCACGCCCGAAAGATTACCGCTGCAAGTGAGCGTGACACGCCGGGCCGGATTCAGCACCGCTACGCCATCGACAACGGCGGTGCCATCCAGGTCCAGCTCACCGGCCTGCGCCAGTTGCTGAGCCTCGGCAATACCATCATCGTCCTGCGTGAGCGCCGTGATCGTGATGTGCTTCGGTCGCATTATAGTTCTCCGAAGTTGGTAGCGGCGGCAGGACTTGCACCTGCGACCTCTGAGTTATGAGCCCAGCGAGCTGCTACTGCTCCACGCCGCACACCGTTTATTTACCCGGCATATTGATCGAGCCCGTAGGCGCCAACCTTCGAACGGGCATCTCCGATCTGATACAGCACCGAATAGATGCTCGTGCCGTCCGGAACATCGTCGAACTCGATTGTGCCGCGGACATCGCCCGTGGTTGCGGACGGAGTCGTAGCGTCGGCCGGGGCAAACGTCGGATCAGCGTCCAGTGCGCCATCGACAATGGCGAGCAACAGGCCGTTTGAATCAACCCTGTGCGGCAGACCCAGCACATTGCCCGTGCCGATGTTCAGAGTGTTGCCGGTGGCATCGCTCGCCGAAGTAATGTCGATCTTGGTGATCTGCTTGAACGCCTTCTTGCCGGTGGCGGTTTTCTCCGTTCCGGTCGCGGTGATCTGCAGCGTCTCGGTCATCGTCTGACCGTACTGGTCTTTGCCCGTGATCGTGATCGTCATCGCCACGACCGCGCTATTGTCAGTTGCCACAGCCACCACATTGCGCGGGGTGTCGAGCACGCCATCTGCCAGAGAGCCATCCACTGGGCTGGAGGAACCCGGGAACGTGTAGGTCTTGGTCTCGTCGTTGGGCAGTTCTGTACTGGTGGCAGCGTTGATCAGGCCGTTAGCAACGGCAGCGTCCACCGCGCCGAAGTGATGCAGATGGAGGGGTGAGAATGGAACGCCGGGAAACGGCGCAGCCGGGGCGTAATAGGCCCTACCATGAAAGAGCCTCGATGCCCTCGTAATGTTGTGTTTGTCAGTAATCATGACGGTTCTCCTCGCAAACCACGGCCCTTGGCCGCGTCATGTTTCTCTTGAAAAAGGCCCGGGTGGTTATCCACCCGGGCAACCCTCACACACTGCTTCAGACAGTATCGGTTCCCTCCGATGCAGCAGCACCACGCCAGTCTGTCCATCCGAACGAATAGCGTTCGCGCTTCTTGAAGCGCACGGTACCGGTATCGAAGTCACCTTCCACGCCGCCGGAAATGGCCTTGCGCACGAAGTGCTTCAGACCATCCGGAACATCGGTCTTGATATACCAGGCATCCGGATCGACGAGGTGGTGGTTGACACAGAAGCCATCGCGGATCGAGCCCAGCTTGTAGATCGCGCTGATGTTGTTATCGCCGGTATCAGTCTGGAACTGGCTATACAACAGGCGCGTTGCCACAAACTGAAGCTCGGGCGGAACGATGAGCTTCATCGCCTGCGCCCGAATCGGGATACCCCGATCATCGGTCCACTCACTGATGAGGATCAGAATTTCCTCCAAGGAAGCTTCCGACAGATCCGCCGGGGTCATCAGCTTGTTTGACAGAACCCCACCGCCGGCCAGCGGGTGAGCGGTCGAGAACAGCGGCACTCCGTCGCCACCAGGGAAGCTGGCATTGAACCCGTTGTTCAGGATCGAAGCGCCCTTCACCTCCTTGGTGTGCTTCATCGAGCGCGCAAGGCCGCGCGCAAGCTTGCTGCCGATGCTGCCGTATAGGCCGTCCTCCTCGGCTTCCTCCGAGATGGCAAAGCCTAGTGCAATCGTCTCGTGGTGGTAGCGAGCCACGTAGCTCTCACCACCATCGTCGTAATGCAGGGCCTCGGCTTCATGCTTCACCCGCGCCGGTCCCAGCGCGTACATCAGCACGTCTTCCTCGTATGCCTTGCTTGAGGTCTCCACGTCGAAGATCTCAGGCCACTCTTCCGGATGGCGGTCGTACTCCAGTCCGAACACCGTGTTCAGACCTTCCTGGAGTTGCCGCCGAAAATCACTGCGAGTCATCATGGTGGCAGTCCTCCATTAGATCTGGGTGCCGGGATTGAGGTAATGCGAGGCGATGCTGACGATCACCTTTGCATTGACCCCATAGCTATTACCGACAATCGGTGCCAGCTCGTAGATCTTCAGGTTCGTACCTGTGCCGATCGTCGAACTTTTCAGCTCGTGGCCCGACAGGCCGGTCGCTGTGTTGCCGGTGCCGCGGTTCAGATCGGCAAGAGCGCCGATGTCCGCTGCTTCGATATCATCGTCTGCCTGCACCATGAACAGCGTCTGCGGATCGTCGTAGACGAACGCATCCACCACGCTGTTGGCCTGCACCGCCTGGTTGGCCGGCCAGTACTTCTCGTACCGGATCTCCCCGTCAGGCAGGATGTAGATGCAGCCATGAAACACCCCTTGCAGGCGGGCGTCGTCTGCGCTCGGGACCGTGATTCGCTTGCCTGTTCCCACCGGGATGACAGCATCACCGCGAAAAATGCTGGAAGCATGGCCCGGCTCGATTGCGTACTTGGACAACCGATTGGGCATGCCGCCAGACATATGGCGCGCGACCTGAAACCCAGCGGGACGATCAACATTAGCCATGTTCAGATCTCCTCAACTGAAGGTTTGTCACTCATCGCGATCGTCCTCGGGGATCAGGTCTTCAAGCCGCCCACGCCGCGCTTTCGTCGTTGTGAGCGTCTTGCGCTCAGGTTTGAGCAACGGCATCGCAGGGTGATTGAGCTTGAATAGATCCCGGTCGATCGCTTCGGTCATCTGACGGAGCTTTTGCCGGTAGTAAGCATTACGTTGATCTGCAAGCTCTATCGGCATTTCCATCAGAATCAGACCGCGCTTGACGATGTACTGCCCGTATTTACCGCGAAGGTCGGCCGTCAGTTCATGACCGCGTAAAGCCCGGGATCGCTTCACAGGTCGCCAACCCTGCTCCAATGCCTTATCCAGATTGTCTGGATCTTCCTGGTTGCCGCTGCGGTAACGCACCCACCGTTGCACGTACCCGGGCCGTGTGGCCGGAGCATCGAGCTGGCTGGGCCGCCGCCATGAGGTCGGCAACTCACTGTCGCGGTCGATGTCTTCCCGGGCATCGACCTGACGGGCAGATTCATTCTCCACGTGGACATCTTCGTTTGCCACGTAATGAGTCTGTTTGTGATGCGGAGTGCGCTTGCGCTTCTTCGTGTTGACCGCGCGGGCCTTCTTCGCGTCCGAACGCTTGATCGCGCGGTCAATGATACGGCCTGACTCTGAGTCGAGCATCTCTTCGCTCAGTCCACTTCTCATTGCCGCACTCCTCTGTTCTGCGTGTTGAGTAACGTTCTCGCCCTCTCTTGGGCGAAGTATTTCTTGTGCGTCGCATTGTTCGGATCGAGCTTGAAGATGCGCATGATGCGCTTGTCTTCTTCAGTGAGCGTCACCCGGCCATGCCGGGCCATCTCAACCTCACTGCGCTCACGACGCCCATCTCGGCCGCCCAGCCCTCCCATTGGTGGGCGTGCGGTTCGCATGCGCCCGTTTGATCTGTCGTATTTCATGCGATCACCCGAATCATCGTATTCATCATCGGAGTCATCCCCGAAAACATTCCCGTCAATGGTCCTGACTTCAAGGTCGGGGTAGTCGGCCTTCAATCGTCTGGCCAGCTCTTCAAAGTGCTCGTCGGAGTAGGGCTCAAAATTCAGTTCCCCGTCTTGGATCTCCTCCAGGATGGTCACGTCATGGGCGATCGCATCCTCGCGCGCCTCCTTCCAACGACTGGTGTTCCACCACCTGCGGTTGGCGCGCACCCATTCGGACGAACGAGCTTTGCCCTGATGTCGCACCGAATTGATTCCATCGTCATCGTCATCTTTGGTGGCAGCCCGAACACGCTCCTGCCGTTCAATCTCAAGCTTGGCCTGAAGCTTGGCCTTCTCGGCTTGCAGGTCTCCGAGTTGGATCTGAAGCTCGACTTCGCGGGCGGTGTTGGCCTCCTCCTTCGCTTTGGCCAGCTCTGCGGCCGTCTGGCGGATCTTCTCGTCCAGTTCCTTCAGCGAGGCTTCGCCCTGCTCGTCTTTCTGCGCCTGCTCGATGCGGGCAATGCGCTCCTCGAGCTTCTTGCGCGCGGCCCGCTCCTGCTCAAGCGCAGCCTGCGTGCGCCGGCGCACCGCGATTTCGCGGTTGATGCGCCGCTGAACGCGACGGGAGTAATCCGAGTCATCGTCCTCGTCCGCGCGCTTCTTTCCCCGGCGCCGGCCGCGGCCTTCCTCCTCGTCCTCGACCTTAAGGTCGGCATCGTTCTCAGCGTGACGCGGGGGCGGTGGATCGGCCAGCAAGTCCTCACGCGGCGGCGGCAGTTCGCTCTCGGGCGAGGAATTGCCGCCAGCGAGCAGGTCTATCTCTTCGGTGACATCGTCCGGATTCAGGATCACTTGATCGGGACGCTCCGGAGAACTGAAGCTTTCATCGTCCTGTTGTTTCTTGTCTCTCGCCATAAGTGTCTTCTCTTAAAGTTCTCCGAGTCCTACTCACGGGCGCCCTGGGCGCGAATGATTCAGACTCGTGGTGGTGGTGATCTCAGAGGTAGCCTTTGATTTCCTCATGATCTTTGGCCAAGCACAGGATCTCGGTGTCATTCAGGACACGGAGAATATGTCCGGTGCGAAGATGAATCTCCTGGCCGGCGTACTGCTCGTACAGCACGTAATCGCCGACCTCGGGCTTGTTGGGCTCCTCGGCCAGGTTCAGGCCCGCTGCCGTGCGTGATTTGAATGCGAAATGCCCAATCTGCACGACGCGGCCCACAGTGGTGAGAATGCGCTGGGCGTCCTGCACGATGTCCGGCAGCTCCAGCAAACCGTGTTTACTCTTCGGCGGGACAGGCTCGACGAGCACCCGCCAGAACATTACCTTGATCGGCACATTGGCCGGATCAAGAGGCTTGCGCGATTGCGTTTGACCCATCGCCGATTCATTCAGCGCCTTGCGGATAGGGCTTTCGTTTTCTGTGACTGTGATAGTCATGATTCTCGATCTAACTCCAGTTCGTCTTTGCGAATTGACGTCAGCATCTGGTCGATTTCTTCAATCAGCGCCTTGCACTCAGCCGCCCGTCCACAAACCTGGTTGTAGGTCTCGAGCTTGAGGCCCTTGGCCATCTCCTCCAGATGCCGCTCCCGTCTGGTCTGTAGCCTCAACCCCAAGGCGCGCAGAACCGAGACATGAAGCGGCTCGGTTGTCATTACGTGACGGTTCATCCACCACGGCCCTGAACGCCCCTCGCCCGGGGTGTGACTTCACCGCTGCCCATCGTGCCGCGGGCATATGGCTTCACCTGGCCGGAGCCCATCGTGCCCTTGTGGCCGTAGCCACGGTCGCCGCCTTTGAGCGGCCGATTGGAGCGCGGACCAGCAGGCTTCATCCCGCCACCTCGACCGTTATGCGAATAACCTTTCATGTTTGTTCTCCTCACGTTCCACGTGGAACTCAACCTGTTGATGCCTGTCGTGAAATCTCCGCCCGGCGAAACTCCGAACCGTGCTGACCTTTCGCGTAGAGGCGCATGATGAAGCGCATCAACTCACGAAAGCCCACGCCCAATTCCTTGGCGGCCGCCGCGAACTTGCGCGGTGAAATCCGAAAGCCAAGCTTGTGGCGCGAATACAGATACGCGCGCGCGGCCTGAACTTCCTTGGGTGTGGGAACCTTGCTGCTCATCAGCCCGTCCCCGCCTTCTTGCGATTCCAGGCACGGCCCCGCGTGAGCGGCGCCCTGTTGGCCTTTGCGTTCTTGCGCATGGCGGCGACTTTGGCCTTCTCGCGCTCAATGTCGCCCCTCATGCGCGCACGGTTGGTGAGCTGCGTATCACGCAACTGCGCGGTCGCGCGGGCGTTCTCACGCAGAATGTCGGCGACGGTCTGATCGTCCATGTGCGCCAGCTTCGCGCGGTGCAGCTCCTCGGCATGGCGCAATTTCTGCTGGTGCGCCTGCTCCTGCTGCTTTTGCTTGGCGACGAAGCCGGCCGTCTCGCGCTCGATCTTTGCCAGAGTTTGCGCATCGATAGCGCCTTCCTCATCGCCGGCCTGTTCGGTTTGTTGCTGCGCGCCCACCGACATCGGCATCGGAGGGGGAACCGGGGGTAAGTTTTGAGAAGCGGCGATAGTGATCGCCATTTCGATCTCGGGTGGAAGGTCTTGCCCCTCGTGGTAGATGTCGATGGGCGGCAGCGGAACGCCGAGGGTCTGTTGCATCTGCGCGGAGACGATCTCGATCATCTTCAGCGACTCATGCTCGCGGATGTGCGACATCAGAAGCATGTAGACCGCCTCAAACTGATCGGAAGGCAGTGTGTTCCTGGCGATCTCGACCTGCCGCCAGTGCGCCATGATGTGAAGGTCGTGCGCCTGGCCGGGGAATGCA